CTTGACTTGGGAGGATTTCCCCACAGTCTGGCGGAAAGGGAGGGATTCGAACCCTCGGTACTGGAGAACCAGTACGCCGGATTTCGAATCCTATGCGACACCCGCGCTACGAGGTAAGCTCCCTCGTAAAATAGTCGCAAAACAGGCGTTTGGAGGGGGGGTTTGGGCAGAAATCCCCACAGTCTAGGCTCATTCGGTGAGCTACTCAGGCGCGGTATCACTTTTGGTAGCACTCAGGGAGAAGACATGAACATCCATATCCAAGATCAAGATCTGCCCATGCTGCTCAAAATGGTGGAACGCGGCTGGTCCAGCGGCGATCTGGCTGAGTACCTCGAGGCCGATCAAATCGTGTCATGCGAGCGCGTGCTGACTGCCTTGGGGCTTATTGCGACTCAGGATCCTGCGCCAACAGGCCACCCAGGCCAACAGCACCAACCGGCACCATCAAAGGCCTAGTGCGGCGAATGAACTGATCCAGCACCGCTTCCGGCGTTTCACCGCGGGCGGCGGCGCGTTTTTGCAGCAGCTGCTCAAACGTGCTCATCATGGACACCGGAGGCGAGCCCAAGCCTGTCACCGGGCCGGCGCCCAACCACAGCGCAGCTTGTCCTGGGGCCGGTAGCACGCCCATGGCGTCCGACAGCTTCTGGTTCAGTTGCTCGAGTGCTTGGTACTCCGTCTTTGTTGGCGCGCCTTCAAACCAGGTGGCTGGGATCTTGTCCCACTTGATGTTGTTGCTCTTGACGAACTCACGCGGGCTGAATGTCTTAGGGTCCCAGGCGCCATAGGCTTTTTCGTTCCACCAGGACGGCGCCCCTGCCTGCGTGTCTTCCAGGCGCTTTGCCACCCACTCCGGGTCGCGTGAAGCCATGCCCCAGGCGCGGATGTTGTGCTTGTCAACGGTAACCGGCTCCCAGTTGCCCTTGAGGTTCTCGGCAAACGTGAAGCGCTTGGGGTGTTCAATAGGGTCCAAACCGCCGCCGGCCAGGATCTCATTGGCGTTTCGGTTGTGGAGGTTTTGCGCCTTGTGACCGTAGCCTGACCCGATGGGGGGAATCGGCACCGGCTGGCCGCTTGCGCCGTTGACGTAGTAGTAGGAGGCGATGCGTGCGTTGGCGTCGGTCTTGGCGCCCGCGGATGTGGCGGCCATCAGGTCGATGTACTGGTTGAAGGCCTTGTTGCCGCCGGCCTCGCCCAGCTTTTCCACAAACTTCAGCCGCAGCGGGTCCATGTTGTACCAAGCCAAGCCGTCAGTGGTCATGCCCTCTGACATCCACTCGCCGGCCTGGTTGAAGGCCCGCTTGTTGTTCTGCAGGCGCTCGATTCGGTCTGGCACACCTCGTGGAGGCGTGTAGCGCGTGAGCGCCGCCTGCGCAACCTTGGGCGTGTCGGTCAGGTTGCTGAGGTCAAAGACGGGCTTTGCAGCCCTCCCCGGCTTGGCAATAGGCGCCACAGCCAGCGCCCCCAGGCCCATGCCCAGCAGGCCACCGCCCACGTCACCGCCTGCCGCTCGAGCAGCACCCTCTCCAGCTTGCAGGCCGCCTTCCTGGGCGCCAAACGCCAAGCCCACCGGCGTGACGTCCAGCAAGCCCATGCCACCCACAGCGCCCTGGCCGCCGCCTGTCACCTTCTGCGCCATCTTCATGGCGTCGTAGGCGCTCATGCCAAACCTGGACATGAGCATGTCCTGCAGCCCGCTGGCGGCGCGCTCGCGCCAGGTGGGTTCGTATGCCTTCAGTTGATCCATCACCCCTCCAACAATGCCGCCTCAGCGGCTCGACGTTTGACCAATCCCGGCAGCACCCGGCCGCCACCGCGTACCCACAGCGCCAGTTGCTCTTTGGCACCGCCCCAGTCCCGGGCGTCGATGCGCTTGCGCAGCGTGCTGCCGCGGTAGCGCCCCACGCCCAGGTTGTAGGCAAAGTCGGTCATGGCCGCCAGCGCCCGGGGGTGCGCCAGCAGGCTTGGTGACGCCTTCAAGACGCCCGGCAAGTAGGTCGCCCGCAGCTCGTGCAGCAGCCACTCCTCGGCGGTCTCTTTGCTGATGGCGGGGTCGTCCATGGAGACCTGGCGGCCATCCGGGCGCCAGACTGTGCCGTAGCCTTGCGTGGGGTAGCCGGCCGGGCAGATGTAGGGCTGAAGCCTCAAGCCCTCAAAGGGCCGGCACAGCGCCGCCGCCAGCTCCACAGCCTTATCGACTGCGCTCGTAGACACGGCCGACGAACCAGAAGCTGATGATCATGTTGAACACGGCCAGGTCGTCGCTGCCCCACATGGAGGTCAGCACGTCCTTCCAGTTGCCGCCCTGCTCAATGGCGATCAGGTAGGCCGCCACTTTCACGGCAGCGTACAGCGCCAGGAACAGATAGGTCACCGTGGGCCGCACCAGCGCGGAGATGGCGGAGACGAACCAGCCGGCGTTCTTGGCCGTCTCAGACTGCTCTTTGAACGCCTGCGTCATGGCGTCGAGCTCGGCGGTCTGCAGCTGGACATCCGCCTGGCGCATTGCGATCTCGCCGCGCACCTTGGCGAACTCCATCTCAGCCTCGACCATGCGCAGCTCGTGCGCGCGCTCGTTCTTCTTGTCGAAGATCTTGAAGACCTCGGGCGCCAGGCGCAGCAGGCCGCCAAATACGCCACCAAGCAAGGTTTCCAGCATGTCCTACTTTCCGAGGAACTTGGAGCCGAACTGCACCAGCGTGAAAAGCAGCACGGCCGCCGCCCACACGCCGATGCCGCGGTTGATCCACTGCTCCACCTTGCGGTCGGTCTTGTGGATCATCGTGTCGTGCACGGCAATGGAGGCTTCGCACTTGCCGATGCGTTCGCCCTGGGAAGACTGGCGTTCCTCAATCAGAATGAGACGTTGGATGGCGTCGGTCAGCTTGTCCACTTTGGACTCAAGGCGGCGGAAGTCGTCGTCGGTCATGGCGTAAAAAAGCCCGCGGCAAGCGGGCTGGGAGTGGTGGATGGAGCGGTGGTACGGGCTGGACCCGATCTTCTGTGGCTGGCTGGTTGTGGCCGTTATCGTGTGGGCCGTTCAGTCATGGCGAGACCGAAAGTAGCCCCGGCAGCAGCAGCGGGTCCCACGGGTTGCGCGGCGGTTGCGCCGTCGGGTTGAGCAGCCCGCGCGGCACGTTGGTGGCGCCGCGCTCCATGAAGGACAGCGTGACGTTGTTCAGCGGGTCACGGATGGCCATCTCGCCAAACGGCAGTTTGTTGGCCAGCGGGGTGACGTAGCGGCTGAGGCCCTGCAACAAGTTGCCGATGCCGGCCGCCGTGTTGCTGTTGTTCACTGCCGCGCCTCGCGGCTGGAACGTCTCCACGCTGCCCGTGCGGCCAATGGCCTTGAGCTGCTCAAGCTCCTCCGCGCTGAAGAACAGGCGCAGCTTGCGATCCCCGATGTCGTCCAGCGCCCGCAGCCACTGCCGGCCCGAGAAGTTGGCCGTCTGCGCCTGGTTGCCCTTGCCAATGGCCGCGTCCTTGAGCTGCTGCACGATGGTGCCGCGCACCGCCTCCAGGGCGGGCTGGCTGCTGCCGATCTCACCAGCCAAGCGCTGCACGTCTTGCAGGCCTGCGGTCTTGCTCAGGATGTTGTTGCGGATCCAGGTGTCGGCGTTGGCGCCCTCCACGGCCGACTGCACGCCGGGCGTGCTCTCTTGCCAAGTGCGCCAGCCACGGTTGGCTGAGCGCGCCTGGTTCAGCGCATCCATCAGCGCCGCGGGGCCTTGGTCCGCCGCCGCCATGGCTTGACCCTGGGCGCCAGTGACCAGCTGATTGCCGCCGAGCACGGTCTTGGACGGCATCACCGCGTCACTGTCCAGCACGTTGCGAATGGTGGACAAGGCGTTTCTGGTGCGGCCGTCCGCGCGGCGCATGGCGTCGGCGATGTCGGACTTCAGCTCGTCCAGCACGTTGACGTTCCAAGGCACGTCGTAGGTTCTGCCCTCGCGCGTGACCGTGCCCTTGCTGATGGTGTCGAGCTTGGCCATGATGTCCGCCGGCACCGAGCCCAGGCGGTTGGCCTTGATCAGGTCGTCGTAGACCTGCTGGATGACGCCGCGCTCCAGCGGGATGTCGCCGCCGGCCATTTGGTTGGCGCGGTTGTAAAGGCCAGCCTTGTTGGCCTCAAGCTGCGCATTGCGGCTCAGGATGGGCGACATGGCCGTCTGCCCCGCCCCAAAGGCATCATTGACCGGGCGGAAGCCCTCCACGGCGTTCAGCAGGGTTTGGTTGTTGCCTTGTGCGATCTGCGGCAAGCGCGCGTCCCGGTTGCCCGTGGCGGCGGCCATCCGCATGGCGTTCTGCTCTTGCGTCACGTCGAAGGGGTCCAGCGTCAGCCGGCCCCGCGTAGGCGTCAGCCCGAGACGCCGGTAGTCGGCCAGCCGGGCCAGTGCGTCCTCGTTGAGCGAGCCGCCGGCCTTCAAGGCTTGGCGCACATCGTCCATCAGCGACTGCCGCAGCGCCGGGGTGATGCTGGCCGGGTCAATGCCTTGGTTTTGCAGGGCGATGGTGATGCGCCGCTCCACGTCCGCCGGCGCGGTCTTGGGCGTGATCAGGTTGCTCAGCGCCGAAGCACCGGTGCGCGCTGCGCCCAGCGTGCCGGCCGCGCCCAGGCCGCCCAGCACCGAGGAGACCATCTGGCCCCCAAAGCCGGCGCCGTTTTCCGCCGCTTGCTGCCCTGCCAAACCAGATCCCGTGCCCGCCACGGTCTGCATCAATGGATCCGCCCCCAGGCGGTTGAACACCTCGCGCGTGGTGCCGGTGCTGACCTTGCCCGCCTGGTTGGCGAGCCCCGCGCCCGTCAGCGCGCCCAGGCCCGTCTCCACGCCTTGCGACACGATGCGTTGCGTGGGGGTGTCCGGTTGCGGCAGGCCGATCTGCGTGAGCAAGCGGTCCAGTTGCGGCAGTTGCTGCTGGAAGCGGTAGCCCCGGCCTTCACCAAGCGCCAAGTCCTGCGCCTTGTTGGCCACCCCGCCCACGGCGTCCACAAACATGGCCGGCAGGGACGCGGCGGCCTTGATGCCAGAGCGGGCGAACAGGCCGGCTTGGGAGGCAAGGTCGTTGTTGCGCGTCTTGGCCACATCGAAGGCCCCTTTGCGCAGCGCTGCGGCCATCTCCTGCTCGGACATGCCATCTGGGAACTCCACCACCTGCCCGAAGGCTTCCACGTACTGCGGCATCTCAGCCCCCTACATCTTCGAACTTGCCGGCGCTCGGGTTCCAGCGCTTGGTAGGCTTCGGCGCAGGCGCTGGCGGCGGCACGGCTGTTGCCTTCTGGCCGGCGGCAAAAGCAATGTCCTGCACCGCTTGCTGCCGCATGCGCTGCTTCTGTTCGATGACGTCGGCGGAGTCACCCGGCTGCGGGAAGAACGTGCGCACGTTCAAGATCACTTCGTCTTTGGTGGCCGCCGCGCCGGTCTTGAACCGCAGGAAAGACTCGGACCATTGCTCTTGTGCCTGACGGGCGCGCTGCGCTGCAGGCGAGGCCGCAAAGTTGGTGAGCCCGCCCGCCAGCGACACATCCACCTGGCTCCACGTTTTGGTTGGGTCAATCGGGATGCCGCCCAACTCTTTCTCTGCCGCCTTCATCTGCGACATGAACGTGGCCGCTTTGGCCTGGGCCTCAGTGAGCGCGCTGTCTTTCTGCGGCGGCTTCACGCCTGGCACGATGTTGGGCTGGCCGCCCGCCTTGTCCGGCTGGAAGAACACCGGGTTGCCCGCCGTGTCCATGCCGGCCACCGGCGCCCCGTAGCTGACGTTGACGCCGGGAGGCACAAGCTGCTTTTTTGCGTCAATCAGCGGCTTGTTGGGCACCAGTTGGCCGCCGGGGCCAGGCACCAGCAAATCGGCCACCGGGTTGCTCTGGCGCGGAAGCACAGTGCCGGGCGCGGTGGCGAACGGGTCCACCGCCCGGCCGTCCACAAACTCGACCCTGGTGCGCGGCACCAAGTCGGAGTAGTTGTTGGTAAGCGCAAACTTGCGCACCGACTCTGGCGTGAAGTCCTTGGGGTCCACCTTGCCAAACGGGTTTTCGGTCTTGGCAGGCATGAGCGCCTGGATCTCCTGCAGCCCCAGCCCCGCGCGCATGGCTTGCGGCACGCTCACCGGCATGGCAGGCCCCGCGTTGGCGTCAATGCTGTCCAGATACGAGCCGCGGGCTTGCTTGGCGGCGGCGGCTTCTTCACGCGCCCGTGCCGCATCGGCCATTCGGCCCTCCAGCTCTCGCAGCTGCAGCGCCCGCTGCGCCATGATGGCCCGGCGCTCCTCCTCCTCTTGCTGCGCCCGCTTGGCCGCGCCCAGGGTCGCGCCGTAGGCGTTCAGGCCGCCGGCCAGGCGCTGCATGGTGTTGCCCTGCCCACCCAGCAGGCCGCCCGCGAGCTGCAGCGCGGCCATCGTCTTGGGGTCGTCCCAGCTGGTGCCCAGAATGTCCAACAGTCCCATGCTTACCTCCGGAAGGGGTTGCCCGCCACGCCGCCACCCAGCAGACCCTGGCCGACGTTCATCATGTTGGTGTAGCCCTGCGCGTAGGCCGGGTTGAGCAGGTAGTTCTTCTGCATGTCGATGCCTTGGCGCTGCAGATCATTCAACCCGCCGGTGGCCATCTGGTCGTTGAACAGCTTGGTGGCCGAGCCCAGCAGGCCGCCCGTGCCGTCAGGCCCGTAGACGTAGTTGGCCAGTCGCGGGTCCATGTCCTTGGTGGTGGTGGCCGTGGTGTCCTTGCCCCCGGAGGTGCCGCCCAGCACTGCGCCGGCGATGGGCAGGGCGTACTTGAGCAGGCTGCCTGCAGCGCCCGCGCCGGCCGCCGAGGTCAGTGCGCCAGCACCGGCGCCGGCCAACGTGCCGGCAGCCGCTGGGCCAAACTCCAAGCCCGCACCCGCGCCGATGGTGGCTGGGTTGAACAGCCCAGACGCTGCGGCCGAGGCGTTGAAGCCGTAGCCGGCAGTGCCCAGGCCGGCCTCAATGGCCGCAGGTGTAAGCGCCGAACTCAACGCCGTGCCAGAGCCCAGCAAGCCGCCGGCGCCTGTAGCAGCGGCATCAAATGCACCCATCGCCGCGGCTTCAGCCCCGGTGAGGCCCACGGTCGAGCCAGCCCCTGCCGCAGCCGCTTCCCCGCCCAACATGGGCAGGCCGTAATACATCGCGGCCATGGCGGCGGCCGCTTTCAACGCATTACGCACTTTGCCCATGTCGGACGATGAGCCCCACTCTGGCGTTAAGTAGTTCTGGCCTTGCGCGTCCGTGCCGACCTTGTAGGACACGTTGCCGTCGCCGCGGGCGCTCCAGCCGATGCGGTTGCCGTCTTGTAGTTGGTCGCTTACTTTGGAGCCGTAGGTGTTGTCGTTGTTGTAGTCGCCGGCAAAGCCGATGCGCTTGTCGCCAAACGTGGCCTGGCCGTTGTCAAGGCCGATCTGCGACACGTCGGTGATGCCGCGATTGAGCAGCAACGTGGCCAGCTCTTGGGCGCGGTCAATGCCGCCCTGGCTCCAATCGCCTCGGCTGCCGTACAGCGCCCGAATCTGCGCCGTCAGGGCTTGCAGTGCTTGTTCGTTCATAAGACCCTCACGGCTTGTTGAAGATGTTGTAGAGCTGAGCGCCCACCAAGGCGCCACCTAAGCCGCCAGCCAAGGCGTTGCCTGGCGTGTTGGTGGAGGTGTTGCCAAAGCCGGTGAAGGGGCTCACCGTGTTGGTGTAGTTGCCCACCACGTTCCACGGCGCTTGCTGCTGCGTCAGGCCCAGGTTGTAGAGGCCCTGGCCTTGCTGCTGCATGCCGGTGTTGCCCTGCTGGAACAGGTTGGCGCCCAGTTGCGTGGCTTGCAGATCCTGGCCGCGCTGGTTGGTGTAGAAGTTCTGCAGGCTGTTTTGGTAACCAAGGCCGAGGTTGCCCATGCCCAGGGCGTAGTTCTGGTCTTGGCCGTAGCGCTGATTGGCCAGCCCACCCATCCCGAGCGCAAAGTTCTGCGCGCTGTTCTGGAACCCCAGCCCCAGGTTGCCCAAGCCCATGTTGTAGCCTTGGTCGGCCTGGTACTTCTGCAGGTTGCGCCCCATGGCGTTGTTGTAGTCCTGGCCGTACAGGTTGGACAGCGCGCCCGCCAGCCCGGTGTTGGCATCCTTCAGCGCGTTGGCCTCGACCACGCCCTGGCGAGATCCGCCGTAGCCGCCCGCCGCGATGGCCGCGCTGCCGATGCCCGGCAGGATGTTGCGCTGCAGGTTGTCGGTGACTTGCTGGCGGATGGTGCCCGCCATCTCCCCGAGGTAGGGGTTGGGTGTGTACGTGAAAGGGTTGCCCAGGGTCTGGGGGGTGTAGGGATTGGCCGCACCACCTGCAGCGCCGCCAGCCGCGCCGCCCGCTGCACCACCTGCAGCGCCGCCAGCGGTGTTGCCGCGCTGGGTGGTGGCCAGGTTGGTCAGCGCCTGCCAGTCGGCGTCAGTTTGCTGGCCCAAATTGTTGTTGACGTTGGTGCGTAACTGCGCGTCGGTCAAGCCGTTGCTCAGGCCCAGGTTGTAGACCTGCGCCTTCTGCTCGGGCGTGAGGTTCTGCGCGTAGCCTTGCAGGGCTTTCCAGTCGGTGTCGGACTGCATGCCAAACAGACCGCTGGCCTCCATGCGGATCTGCTCGTCAGTCTTGCCGCCCGCCAGCCCGCCCAGATAGGCCTGCGCTTTTTGCTGCGGGGTCAAGGCTTGCAGGTTGGCCAGCTGCTGCGGCGTCATGCTCTGCTGCTGCGCCAGGCCCTGCAGGTAAGACCAGTCGCCCGCCGACTGCGCGCCAAACTGCCTCTCTGCGGCCTGGCGGATGGCCGCGTCGGAATAGCCCGCCCTGAGCAGTCGGTTGTACTCGCCCGCCTTGCCCGCGGCGCTGGTCATGTTGGCGGGATTGAATGTGATTGCCATGTCGTTACCCCAAGAAGCGCCATGCTCCGGCGCGGTATCCATAGAAGCCTGCCCCGCTGCCGGGGTTCCAACTGGTGCCGTCGGCCAGCACCAGCATGCCGTCCCGGGGCTTGGCGGGCGCCACGTACAGCATCTCCAGGCTCAAGAACGGGTTGCCCTCTAGCGAGGCGCGGGCCAGGTTGATGAGCTCTTGCTGCAAGAACTCCGGCAGGTCCGCCGGGTTGGCCGGCACAGCACGCGGTTGGTACATCAGTACGCCCCCGTGCTCACCACGTCCAGGTCAAATGACCGGACGCGAAACGGCAAGCTGCCCGAGAACTCCACCGCCAGAAAGCGACCCTGCGCGAACGCATCGGCCTTAATGCTGGAGCCGATGGTGAAGCTCACCGCATCCGACCACGTGGGCGCGGCGTCCGGCGTCATGGCCGCCCCCACCCGCACCGCCACCGTGCCTGCGGCCGCCCCGTCAATGCGCGGGTACACCGCGCGGATCAGCTTGTTGCTGTACGGGTCATCCAGCGACAGGCCGGTGCGCTGCAGCAGGCCGGGCAGGGCCACTACGCCGTCGTCGCTGTTGCCCACATCGAACGCTTTCAGCGCCGTTGTGGTGCTCAGCAGCAGGCGGGCCTCGTTGGGGGCGTACTCGTTGCCCGTCCAGGTGGTGGTGTCCCAGTCCCACTGCTCGCTGTCCGCGCCCCAGGTGCTGCTGGTGGTGTAGTCGATCTGCCCCGAGGCGCCGTAGGTCACGCTGTCCAGGTCGCGCAGGCCCCAGGTCTTGGTAAGCCAGTTCCACACGCAGGCCTTGTTGCACAGCGTGGAGCCCGCAAAAGGGAAGCACACCAGCACCTCGTTGCGCTGCGGGTTGCTGGTGACAAAGGCGCGCCTGTAGTTGTCGCTTGTCAGGTTGTCAAAGATGTACTTGCGCACCAGCCCGTCAGCAATGCTCACCATGCCCTGGCCGGTGTTCAAGATGACATCACCCGCCGACAGCACCACGTTGCCCAGGGGGGTGTTCACCCCGCAGCCCCGGGCCAGCATGCCGTACTCGCCGGGCATCTTGCGGAACTGGAAGATGAAGGGCTGGCCCACGAAGCGCATCTCGTAGCAAGAGCGCTCCTTGTAGACCGCCAGCACGTCGCCCAGGGGCAGGGCGTCCACCAGCAGGTCCGAGGTCTCGGCCAGGTCTTGCTCGCCGGCGTCCTTGGTGGCGTCGGTCTCGTCCCAGCTTGACGGGATCGTGCCCGCCACCGCGGCGTGGCTCCACTTGACCATGTGCGGGTAGGCGGTGCCGCTCTTGGTGATGTTCAGCGCGACCAGGTAGTTCTTGAACGGGGTGAGCGCCTGGCAGCGCCAGTTGGCGTTCCAGCCCGTGAGCGTGGCCAGGTCGTTGGCGACGTTGCCGCCCCAGAACTGCGGCTGGTCCACGCCGTTGTTCATCACGAGCACCCCGCCCAGCACGCCCCCGGTCCAGCGGTCGTCCTGTGTGCCGGTGAACAAGCTGCCAGGGGTAATCTCCGTGCGCGTGGTGCCGTCGTCGACGAACGCCTTTTGCGTGCCGGCGTGCACCCAGTACTTCTTGGTGGTGGTCTGGTAGGACTGCACCCAGTACGGCGTGATGCTCGGGGCGCTGAACACCGAGGCCGTGCCCTTGAAGCGCTGGGCGTAGCCGTTCAGAAAGCGCATGTTGGTCACGCTGGACCACATGCCCGTCTCCAGCTCCTCGGGCGACAGGTCGGGGTTCCAGCCCCGGCCGCAGTCGGTGATCTTGACGATGGGCATGTCAGAGCGTGCTGGCGGTCACAAACAGCGCATCCAGCGCCGCGTCGTCCAGCCCCAAGGCGGGCGCCAGTTGCGCCACCAGGGTGCTGCTGCGCTTGACTTCCGTGGCGTACTCCCACTCGATCTGCGCCGCCTCCTTGGCGGGGCTTGGCAGGGCCGCAATGGCAGCGTCCACTGCCGCCAGCTTGCCGGCCTGCAGCAGGGCCAAGCGGGCTTGATGCATGGCCACCGAGGCGGGGACCACGGGCTTGGGTGGGGGTGGCGCGGTGAAGGCACCGTTGACGTAGGCCCAGCCTGGCGAAACGTCGTCGGGGGCGGCCATCCAGCCTTGCTCAGCAGCATAGGCCTCGTCGGCCACGGCCACATTCACCACCACACCGTTTTCAATGATTGCGTAGCGCATGGTTGTACTCCTTACCAAGAGGTGATGCGGGCGTAGCCAGAGCCGCCTGCGCCACCAGCGCCGCCAGAAGCGTTGTATGCGCTGCCGCCACCACCGCCACCAGCAGCAATGCCACCTGCGCCGCCGGCGCCTCCTGCGCCAGCTCCTGGATCACGAGTGCCGCCGCCGCCGCCACCGCCTACGCCTATAGATCCTCCTGCGCCGCCGGCGCCGCCGTTTCCCGTGTTGGCGGCGACACCTGCAGTGCCGCCTCCACCTGAAAGTCCTACACGACTACCACCTGAAGCGCCGTTATCTGCACTGCCGCCACCAGAGGCGGCCCAACCGCCGCCGCCGCCACCAGCGCCGCCATATGCGGAACAACCCCCGGCGGTTGCCCCCAAAGAGGTTCCAGATCCACCGCCGCCTGCGCCGCCAAACCCGCTGGCTAAACCTGCATACGTAGCTGATCCACCAGGGGCTCCTCCAAATTGACCGGCAATTTGACCTCCAATACTGTTGTAGATCGTTGGACCGCCAGCCTGCGCTAATACACCCGCACTTGCGGTGCCACCGCCGCCCCCGCCAGAGGTTTGCTGTCCGCCGCCACCACCATAAGCAATCAATTGAAGCGTTGAACTGCTGAAAGTAGTGCTGCCGCCGTCTGCGCCGGAACTGCCGCTTCCAATGCCAGCACCACTACCGCCAGTGCCACCAGCACCTATGGTGATGTTTTCAGTGCTTCCAAGATCCGCCGCCCTGTATACACGGTAGGTATAAGCGCCGCCTCCGCCGCCACCTGCAGGATTGCCGGAGCCGGCCAATGTTTGACCACAACCACCGCAACCACCACCGCCAGCGCCCCAAATCTCCACCATGACCATCGTCTTGCCAGATGGCTTGGTCCAGGTGCCGGAACTGGTGAAAAGTTGGACGTCTGCTGCAACGGTGTCCCAACTGGGCGATGTGCCGTCAGTCTTCAAAAATTTGTTTGCATTCCCGGTTTGCCCAGGCAGCGTGGCCGTTACCCCACTAGAGGCCAGGATCGCGGCTTGCACTTGAGCCGTCGAGGCGGCCAACGTGCTGTTGTCCGTGGCCGCTTGGGTGGCCACCCGAAAACCTGACGCTCCGGTAGTGGCCGCACCGGCTGCAGCACTCAAGTCCGTGTGCGTGGCCGACACCGCCCCGGTCACGTTGGGAAACGAGGCCTTGACCGTGCTCTTGATCAGGCGCAGGTGGTCGTCACCCTCGCTCTTGGGGTCCGAGGCCGCCGGGTAGGTGGCGTTCAGGCCGTTGATGTAGGTCGCGGTCTCAACCGTCATAGCGTCCTCACTCTCATCGCAGAACCCGAGCGCACCGCCGCGTCGTCAGCCTGCTGCAGCGCCTGCACATCGGCCTGGTACTTAGCCTCCCAGGTGGGCATGCGCTCGTCGTTGAACACGTAGCCGCTGGCCTCAGCCAAAGCGGCGAACAGGTACACGCTGGGGTGGTTGGTCAGCAACCAGTTGGTGGGCGTGGTCGACAGCGCCGCAAAGCGCTGGTAGTAGTCCAGGCTCACCGTGTAGACGGCATCCGGCGTGGGCCCAAACTGGATCGCGTTGCCCACAATGGCGTAGACCACCGGCTGGCCGTTGGCGTAACCGTTGGGGTATTTGCGGTCCAGGATCTCGGGCGTGACCACCGACAGCGCTGCAGGGGGTGTGGTGTTGCTCAGCGAGATGTTTTCCATCTCCAGGAAGTCGCTGGGCAGGGTCACGGTCTGCGTGCCGGCCACGGTGGTCAGCGTGGTGTTGGTGACCTGGCGGCGCAGGCGCAGGTCTCGCGCGATGCGCGCCTCGGCCAGCGTGATGAAGTCCGGGATGATGGACGTCAGGTCCGACCGCTTGAGCCAGTTGGCCACCGAGGTCTGCAGGTCGGAGTAAGTGGCAATGGCCATGTCACACCCTGCCCTTCCAGATGCGGAAATGCGCCAGCGCCGGGTCGTTCAGCAAGCGCTTCTGGTGCTCCGGTGAGCGGCCCAGCTCCTGCAGCGTGATGGCGTGGTCGTTGAGGTAGCGCTCCACCAGCACCATGGGGATGCTCGCGGCCAGGCGCATGTCGCTTGAGCCCGTTTGCCCCGCGTTGTGCATGGCCTGGGCGCGCTCGGCGTAGGGCGTGCAGTCCTGCGTGGTGCCGGTGACGAGCGCCCCGTCTTGCAGCGCCACGGTGGTCACCACCCCGGGCGCAGCGGCAATGTCCGTGCGCAGCATCAGGAGTTGTCCAGCGGGACGACGTTGACGTTGCCCGCCGCGGTGCCCTGGATGTAGGCGATGTGCGTCAGGCCCTTGGGCACGTGCATGATCACGGAGTCCGCCGGCTGGACCATCACGTCGTTGGCGGTGGCGGTCACGGTGGAGTCGCCCACCTTGACGTAGCACTCGTTACGAGCCGCCACCCGGATGTAGTTGGGGGCTCGACCGGATGAGTCGTTG